TTTGCAGCTTGTGGCCTCATAGCCCCAAGAATAACATTGAAGCCTGTTCCGTGGCTATCAATTACACGTTTGATATGTTGCATGAGTTCGAGCCACATATTACCCCCTGAAAATTTCTACAGTTCGATACCTAGCATATTTAGTAGGGTCGCCTGTTAACTCTTCCGGTGTAATTTGCTTTTCGCACATTGTTATACGCTCATCGATATATTGCAGTTTTTTGCTATAAAAATCATCTGTTGAGCCGTCGCGAGTATATGCACCTGGTAACGCATAAGCCTTGTCAACGCACACAAAACGATATATATAGAGTTGCACTAATTCATCGACTAGATAACTTCTTACAATATCGCCCTCTAATACGCCAAGACGTTTTGCAAAGGCATATAATGCTTTTTCTGCACGTTCTACATGTTGAGGTAGAACCTCTTTGCCTAACAGCTCATCGGTGAACTGCATTTCTTCGTATTCATATAGCATTGTTACACCTCTAAATATCTATTCGAATTTCTTTTTCCTTAGCCCCAAGCCAATCGCTATTCGATAGATCATTAATAGCAAGCCCAGTGGCTTTTGAAAATGTATCAAATACATCATTACGTTTTCTTTCCAACGCTTCATATAAGAATGGGTCGGATTTAGTTCCTGGGTGGTGAACTTCCTTAGCGAAGAAAAAGCTATTACCAGCCATTGGAACCCAACGCAATGCACGTTTAGTTTTAGGCTTAATAGTATGAGGTCTTGTACCTTGATGGACGAATATTCCATAAGGTGCTACCTGATTGTCAATGTACACTACCCCAATATTATTGCCATTGTCAAAACTAAATTTTGTATCGACAGCCCGTTCCAATTGAGCGGTACGAGTTATAAAATCATGCTTTTGTTGTGCTTCATTTTGCACCATGAAGGTGCTCGATTTAACAGCTTGTCTGAGCCGTCGTTCGAACACCTCTTTAGGTAACATGATTACTCCTCTTTATCGGGCTCTTTATCGGGCTTTTTATCGGGCTTTTTACCGCTACGTTTTGACTTATCATCATCTTTGACAGGCTCCAATTCTTCAATCGTAAAGCCTTCATCTTGTAAGCGTTTAATATCATATTCTTCGCTTACATATTGCACTTCGTTTAATCGTACAAGACGTGCCATATTATCCACCTACCTTACGCACCAACGTTAACATGAATTGCAGCCAATCGATTTTTAGGAATCCATAAGTCATGGTATTTACGGTAGTCGATTTTCCAAGCGTCTGCTTTTTGGTTAATGTCCGGAGTAAATACACGAACTTTATCTGTCTTAGATACAGCAATTGGTGCACGTTGAGGCATGATAATCCAGTTAATTTCTTTGGCTGCTGTATCAGCTTTAAAACCGCCAACCTCTTGACCGGAAGTTTTACCGTCGTTAAACACGTATTGTGTTTTCAAACGAGAGGACGGCACACCAAGGATAGGAATGTCATTAAAAGAACGAACTTTAGTGTTAATTGCACCAGCTTTAAATTGAGCTACGTCCAAATATTTATGGAATTTGTCTGCATTATTCAAGATAGAACGCAACTTCGTAGACATACAGATGATAAGTGCTTCATCTTCACCGATTACGTCTTGAATGTCTGTAATTTCTGCGTCCAATTTATCGAGAATATCAGTAACAGCAGGTGTATAACCAGTTGTTACTTTATTTTCTGTAGTTGCTAATGCAGCAATTTTGGAATAGCGATAGCTATCAATTTCAGGAATAACTTGTGTACGTTGGAATTCACCCATTACAGTGCCAGCAGTTGCAACGAAGTTTGTTTCGTTTACGTCCATGGAGTCGAGAGAGAACGTACGGCCACGGTCTTGTGTCATTTTGTAAGGGTTAAATTTCAAAGTAACGGAACCACGATTGAAGCCTTCATCGCGATCATATTTCGCCATACCTTGCATGCTAATTTCAGGAATATGAACAGTATCACCGCCATCGTATTTGACTTGACCTGCGTTAACTTCCATAAAGCCAGTAGTGGAACCAACTAACATTTGTTGGTCGAGTACAGTTTGAAACTGTTGAGAGTATTGTAATGTATTAACTGCCATGTAATTGACCTCCAATAATTAAATAATTACATTTCAATGCCTACAGCCTTAGCGAATTCAGCCTTAATTGCATCAGGACCATTGCCACCTGTACCGCCTTGTCCGCTACCTGGATTGCCAGTCGCTTTAACGGCCCAAGATTTACCTTGCAACCATTCTGCGGTGCGGTCTTGAATAGTACCGATAGTGCCATCTTCTTTTTGATAGCCATAAGTGCCATCGTCCTGAACTTTAATGTCATTGGCAACTAATCGTGCAAACTCCTGCGGATCAACCGCATTAGCCTTTGTGAAAGCGTCCAATGTTTGTGCCATAATTTCAGATTGAATTCGTTTGGCTTCTGCTTCTTTTGCCTTAGTTTCTGCTTGCTCGAACTTGTCGCTCATAGCTTTTAATTGCTTTTCGAGTTGTTTGTACTCTGGCGAGTTAGAACCAGCCCCTGCTTGTTCTTCCAATTCACTAACACGAGTTGAAAGAGTATCACGTTCACCGGTTAACGTATTAATTTGACCTTGTAGCTTTTCTCGTGTTGTCTTAGCTTCGTTATTGAGGCGAGACGTTTCACCTTTAATAGCGTCGATAAGATCCTTGCCATTTTCCAATTGTTCGAGTGCTTGATAAACTTCTGCAATGTTCATGTGTAAACCTCCGTAAATACATGAAAATAAAAAAGGCGCAACAGGCCTCCGCCTAATTGCACCAATAAAAATACGCCCAATCATCACACATGAAAGGGCGTAAAAAAAGCACATACAAAACTATGTATGTGCTTAAAAATTATATTTTTTTAACATTTCATCGATTTGTTCCTGTTCTTCTTTAGTAATTGTTTTATCAGGATTTTTAGTTATAGGTAAATCAGCATATTGGCTATCGTCTGCCAATAAGATTGGTATATTTTTATTTTTTTTATGCTTATTTTTCTTCATATTCTAAAACCCCCCTTTTTACAAGCCCTTGCATAACTGCCTCCATAGCTTTCCATGTTGATTGATATTGCTTAATACTATTATACAGTGACTTCATATCCTTTACAACTTCATCTATGTCTATACTTCTATTAATATTTTTTATTTGATATACATTGCCCATACTATCAACAAGAACAGCACTATGAACACTGCTGTTTCTTAAATAACTTTCTATATCAGTGGTAGAAAATGTGATGTTCTTAGGGTGATTATGTATTACTACATACTGATTTATTGGTGTTTTATCATTATTAGGAAAATAAATGCCTACGTTGTCTGAACCTATTTTGCCGATATTTTCTTTACCAGTTGTTTTTGTTGCCAAGTCAATCATTATGCCACGTTCTCGATTGTAGCCATTTGCAGCATTTAAGCATGCTATACATTCTGAAAATATTAGTCTAGTTATATCTTTTGAGTAACCAAGTTCGTTATATTTATCACGATACGCTTTGTTGTTTATAACTTTAGTATCAATAATATAATCTGAGTTTATATGACTACCCTTCGGTGGGTGTAGTTTTACAGTATGTTTAGGCATTTCCTGTAACATAGCAGGAACCCTTGCATTGAATATATCAGACGTCCAGCCTCTTGCAAAATCTTGCCAAGATCCTTTGCCACTCAATACAGTATTTCGACCATTTACACCGAGTAACACTTCCTGATTTGGTTTAGTTAGCGTTTGAATGTAATCCAAGCCAGCTTGATTTATGCCCTTGTGCTGCTTATTCTCTTGAATGTCTAATTCTGTTAACGGTTGAATATGACACATACAATGAGGGTGAGCAGGCAATGTCGGTAACTTATCTTTAGGATATACACCTTTGCCAAGTCCGTATAAATCAGCATTAGCATAAAAGTCGCATATATCAAAGCGAGGGTGCCTTGCAGCTAACCGCCATTTATAGGCTACGACATCATCATCGTTCATGTACCTATTTACTTGACCGTCAGCATAAGCCCTCGCATTTTCTGTTCTCGCTATACGTTCAGCATTATAACGTGTCTTTTCCTGAACAGCAGTTTCCAGTGCTTTATTGATACGTTCCTCGTTCCCCTTGTCAATAGCATGGGTTAATTCAGTATATGCAGCCCTAACACCTGGAGTAGTGAGCCTTGATACTTTATCACGAACACTACGCAGCACCTTGCGTTGTAGTTGCTTTCCTTCCGGTGTACTACTACCAGTTATATTGAGCTTCGTAAGATCATTAATAAATTTAGGTAGTGAGGCTTCTGGAATAATACCACCATTGCCATACCCATCGAAGATTGATTTTGCAGTATCTCGTACAGCTTTATTGGTTTTAAACGCTTGCGTCAAAGTATCAGCAACGCTTTGTTTAATAGCATTAGAACGTCCATAAAGGCGACTAGATAATGTTAAGTTATCAGCCGCCCAGCTTTCAGCCATTGCCATTGAAATGCTTTTAGTACTATACGGAACATCATCGCCATACCCAGTTATGAATGAGTTCGTTAAATCAGCCTGTAACGTAGGCTTCATCAGTTGCATAACAGGATATGCCTCATAAGCCTTTTTAACAGCTTGCTTAGGACTATAACCTAATTCAAGGAGTTTCTTTATCTCTGCCTCGAAGTTGGTTATCGCCTTGTCTATCTCCTTCTGCGTCCTCATCTACTTCGTTCCCTTCATCATCATGATATGCAAGATCCTGTTCTTGTCGTTGAACAGCTTCTTCAATTTCATCAATAATTTTGTCGTACTCTTTAGGCTCAAGATTAGGTACATAACTGTCCAATACTTTTTTACCTGTTTCGACTTTCAAAGTGTTACTGCCAAGGTCTAAATCAAGTACAGATTGAGATTGAGCGATAACATCGGCTACGTCATTAATTTTAAAGTTGCGAGGATAATCGCATTTATAGCCGATATTTTCGCCTGTCCACAATTCATATAAATCAATGATGTCATATTCTGCGTTTTCACACTGCACAGAGAAATCAGCCAACCGTTGATTGGTTCGTTCAAAATCCCATTGCTTAGCTACACCGCTTTTTGACTCCTGTACGCCTATTACTGAGTTAATTCCTGACAGTCGGTACATATCATCTGTAAGCGTTTTAATTGTTTGTATCAGAATTTGTGCCGGTCCAATATCCGGTGCGATAAACGCAGGAGCATGCCCTGATTCGGCCGGATACATTAGCACGTTATTTGTACCAAGTGTAATATCACCAATATTTTGACCGTTATCAGGCAAGGTCAAAATACTAAACGTTTGCATGCTTAGTATTTGAGATAGTAACGAGCATTGATGATATATTTGGTGGTTAGTTCTTGCAATAGATAGAAATTCAGGAGGTGGCAATATATCTGTTTTCTTTGAGCTACGTCCAAACCATTGAACGACAGGTATTCTACCGATATTGTGCTCACCTTGTGCAATCACTTTGCCATTTTCATCTTTTGTTACCCACGATGTTTTTGTCCATTCATGAAACTGTGTTTTTGCATTACCTTCCTCATCGAACACTTGAGATGTGTACGCAAATAATTCCAGTTCGCCTGCATCGCTAATTCGCCAATTATATATGCACTTAGGCTCAACTGCATATAAGTAAGGGAATTGACGCTTAGAGATCACATCGGCCATCGTTTCACCAAACTCTGTTACGTTATCGACAATGATATACATAACGCCATACAATTTTGCTTGCGTTGCGTTAAAACGCATAAATTCTTGTAGCGATGTCCCTAATCGGTCTACGTTTTCCAAGAATGAAGCAAAAAGTTCGCTTTTGTTATAGTCGCGTGATATTTCATCTTTAAAAATAGGGTCGACACTCGCATTGAGTATCGGCCCTGTATGGTTCAAATAATATGAAAGTTTTTTGCGGTACTCATAATTCTGTGCGCTTTCACGAGAATATTTAGGTAACGCACCACCATTAGCGAACATGCCTGTTCCATAATAAGCGTCATGCAGTAATTCGTATTCGCTATCTCTTGGATTTGCCATAACAGCCATATAAATAAACCTCCTAATAAATATTTGTACGTGTTGACTTGTAGTCCGGTGCAGTCAGCTTTTCTGCAACACCTGTTAATGCGTCCGGAGCATCGTCATGTTCATTCTTGCCTTCACGTTGATAACGTGTGATAGCTTTATAAAAATCAGGCCATTTGTCAGCCCAGTTTATAGGAAAATAAATATGCTCCATAACCCAAGTTGCATTGGATAATATGCGAGCCTCCTTATTCTTAGATTGATGGAACGCTACAACCTTTGTGTAATTGCTTTTATACTCATCTCGTAACAGCCGTGTAACCTGTCTTGCAAACCCTCTACCACCATTATTGCTTTCAAAATCTGCTACATTAACACGATTACGATATAGCATTTCAGCAACAGCAGGTTCTGTTTGTTCCATTGCTGCTTTCGTAAATACAACGTCTAATATATAAGCCTCTTTGTTATAAATGCCATACGTGATACTTGCTAACCAGTCCTCGCCAGTATCAGCCGTATCAGTGTAGTTTTTAATTTGAGTAAATAAAGGTTCGTCAGCTTCATTGCAAGGAATATGCTCATAGGTTTTCAATTCAGAATACAAGCACCCTTTTAAATCGATTGGTATTTGTTGATAGTTTGCACTGGCTATGTCCTCACCCATCGCCCTACACTTTTCTTGGTAACTTTCATAAGACAATACATCGTCGCATAACATCGTTCCATCGTCTTGTAAGGCCTTCATAGTAATAACCTTTGCTTTATCCCCAAAGTGTTCGATAGCCCTACCTGCTAGATCATCACTTGCCCAACGTGTCATGATGATTATAATCTTGCCGCCTTCTTCAAGGCGTGAAAGCATAGTATTAGTGAACCAATCCCAGTGCTTTGCCTTAGTGTTTTCGTTATAAGCCTCCTCGGCGTTCTTGATAATATCATCGATAATCAGAATAGAGGCACCAAAGCCTGTAGC